CATGGAGCCTTGGGAGAAGTACCGCAACGACTTGCGCTATGATGCCAACGGCGACGGCGTGGTTGACGAACTTGACTTTCCTGATTGGCGGAGTGCTGGCAAATGAGCTTAACCAACCTTCAACATAAATGTGGCTGCCACGCAGATGGTGCCTTCGGCCCCGGAACACTGAAGTCTGCCTGCGCGCACTTCAAGCTGAACAAGAACCGCGCCGCGCACTTCTTCGCCCAGACGGCGCATGAGAGCGGCAACTTCAAGGCCTTCAGCGAGAACCTGAACTACGGCGCGAAGGGCCTGCGTAGCATCTTCCGTAAGTACTTCCCAACCGATGCGCTTGCCCGCGCTTACGAGCGTCAGCCGCAGAAGATCGCCAACCGCGTCTACGCCAACCGCATGGGTAACGGCGACGAAGCGTCTGGTGACGGTTGGAAGTACCGTGGCCGGGGTCCGCTCCAGCTCACGGGCAAGAACAACTACCGCGCATTCGGCAAGTACATCGGTCGCGAACAGGAGATTTTGGACAATCCAGACCTTGTGGCTACCGAACTCGGCTTTGAAAGCGCCCTGTGGTTCTTCGACGCAAACAAGCTCTGGTCGATCTGCGACCAAGGCATCAATGACGCCGCAATCCTTGCGCTGACAAAACGCATCAATGGTGGTACACACGGCCTCGACGACCGCAAACAGAAAACCAAGAAATATGCTGCTTGGCTCTAAGGAGAACGATTATGGTTAACCTGAAGAAACTCATCCAGAAAGAAGCCGAGAAGGCAATTCTCAACAAAGCCGTAGGCAAAATCTTGCCGATGGAAGGTGGGGCAAAGCCCGCCCTCGGTTGGAAAGCCAAACTGGCGGCTGTGCTTGCCGCAATCGCCACAGGCGCGACACTTCTTTCACAATACCTCGCCGGGTAAACAATTCGACAGTCGCGGCGAAGGCTGTTATTATGCGTTAAATCTGTTATAGGGGCACGTTATGGCCACCAATATGACCTTCACGACGTTGAAACAAGACGTGCAGCGCTATCTTGAGCGCGGCAATACGCTTGCGTCAGACCCTATAGTCTTCGAACAAATCCCGCGTCTTATCAACCTCGCCGAGCGCCGCATCGCTCGCGAGCTGAAGGTCGAGGGCTTCATTAACGTCGTGACTGGCACGCTCGCTGAGGGCCAGTCCGTCTACCCAAAGCCCGACCGCTGGCGCGACACAGTGTCGATCAACATCGGCACAGGCGCTACGTTCAACAACCGCAAAATCATATTCGCCCGCGTGTACGAATATCTGCGGTCCTATTGGCCAGACGCCTCGCAGACGGACACGCCCCTCTTCTACAGCGACTATGACTACAGCCACTGGCTATTCGCGCCGACACCGGACGCAGAGTACCCGTTCGAAATCCTGTACTATGAACTGCCTCCCTTGCTCGACGAGAGCGTGCAGACGAACTGGATCACCGAATACGCCCCGCAGCTCTTGCTCTATGGCACGCTGGTTGAGGCAACGCCGTTCCTGAAGAACGACGAACGCATCCCGGTTTGGCAGTCGATGTACGACCGCGCGGCGGCGATGTTGAACGGCGAAGACCTCGCCAAAATTCTAGACCGATCCGCCGTGCGCAAGGAGGCGTAATGACCAACACATTTACACAGGTTTTTGGTGGCACGACAATCTACCCGTCGGACGTCTCCTATTTGGCGCTCACGCTGTCCGCCGACACAGCCCTTGAGTGGCCGCTTGAGAGCAACACGAACGAGTATCCCGTCGCCCGTATCATCGACGTGACGCCAACGGGCACCTACTCAATCATCATGCCGCCCGCCGACCAGACTGGCACTGGCCAGACGGTCCTGTTCAACAACCTCGGGCCGCAGACTGTCACCGTCAAGAACAGCGTGGGCGCTACGCTCCTGTCGATGGCGCAGGGCGAGCAGTGGCAGATATACCTGACCGACAACACCACCGCCGCAGGTTCGTGGCGCGTGTTCCGCTACGGTGCCTCAACGGCGCAGGCTCAAGCCTCGGCTCTCGCTGGCTACGGTCTCACCGCGACTGGCTCGACACTGTCGCAGTCAGCGCCGGTCACGCTCTTCAACTCGAACTACACTGCCGGTGCCACAGACCGCGCCGAGACGTTTGTGTGGAACGGCGGCGTTGGCACATTCACCTTACTCTCAGCCGTGACGGCGGGGAACGACTACTTCGTCGCGCTACGCAACAGTGGCGCTGGCGACATCACCGTCGCGACGCAGGGTGCCGAAACCATCAACGGCGGCGCTTCGCTGGTCCTACAGCCGGGCGACAGCGCAACGATAGTCACAGACGGCCTGAACTGGTTCACCCTCGGCCTCGGCCAGAGCGCGGTCTTCGCCTTCGACTACACGTCGATCAACTTAGGCGGCCTGAGCGGCAACTACACGCTTACTGGCTCTGAACTCAACCGCATCGCATATGAGTTCACTGGCGCGATTACGGGTAATATCGAAGTTGTTGTCCCGAATACGGTGCAGCAATATTGGGTTTACAACAACACGACGGGCGGCTCATTCACCCTGCGCGTCAGGACCAGCGCCCAGACACCGGGCGTATCGGTTGCTCGCGGCAGCCGCGCCATCCTGTACTGCAACGGCTCCGAAGTTGTAGACGCCGAGACTGGCGGCATCGCGGTACCAGTCCCCATCGCTGACGGCGGCACGGGCGCAACGACGGCCAGCGCCGCGCGTATCAACCTCGGCGGCACGTCGGTCGGCATCGCCGTATTCACGGCAGTTGATCAGGCGGCGGCGCAGGCGGCCATCGGTGTGTCCGGTGGCGGCGGAAGCAATGACGCCATCGTGTTCGCGGTGGCGTTGGGGTAATGGCTGAACAGATTGTCCAGATCAAATCCGCGCCCGGCATTAAGCGGGACGGGACGAAGTTTGAGGGCGACCAGTATGTTGACGGGCAGTGGGTGCGCTTCCAGCGTGGCCTGCCGCGTAAGATCGGCGGCTACCGCTCGATCAACAAGTTCCTGCGCGACCTACCGCGTGCGCTTCACGAGTATACGCAAGACTTGCTGACATACGTTCACGCTGGGTCGGCCAGCCGTGTGGAGCGCTTCTATATCGACGGCGCGTACAACACGAGTGTCATTACCAATCGCACACCCACGTCTGGCTTCACCTTAGACGACGGCAACATGTGGCAGTTCGCCACGGCGTACGACACGACCAACGGTAACCAACTCGTCGCGCAAGTCGCGCCGAACCTGAACTGCATCTGCAACAGCGACGGCGGCGCGCTCTTCGTCGGCGACCTCCTCGGCACGAGTGCCCTGACGCAAGTCACCACGGTGCCCGCCAACTTCAGCGTCACAGGCGGTGTTGCGACACTGCCGCCCTACACGTTCGCTTTCGGCAACGACGGCTACGCGGCGTGGTCCGTGCCCAATGACCCAGCGGACTTCACTGGCTCTGGTGCGGGCAACGCGTACATAACAGGTCAGAAGATCATTAAGGCAATGCCACTGCGCGGCGGACCGGGCAACAGCCCGTCTGGCCTGTTCTGGTCGGCGGACAGCCTCATTCGCGGCACCTACGTTGGTGGCACGGCGGTATTCCAGTTCGACACGATCAGCACGCAGTCGTCAATCTTGGCGGCCAACAGCGTCATCGAGTATGACGGCATCTTCTACTGGATCGGCACCGACCGCTTCTTGATGTTCAACGGCGTCGTGCGCGAAGTCGAGAACAACCTGAACCTCAACTTCTTCTTCGACAATCTGAACTATGCGCAGCGCCAGAAGGTGTTTGCGTATAAGGTTCCGCGCTTCGGTGAGATATGGTGGTGCTTCCCGTTTGGCGACAGCATCGAGCCAAACTACGCCGTCATCTACAACGTCCGCGAGAATACGTGGTACGACACCGAGCTGCCCAATGGCGGGCGCGGTGCGGGCCTGTTCCCTGCGGTATTCCGCAAGCCGCTCCTGTCTGGCGTTGCGCCGCAAGAGGCCGAAGCCTTTAGCGCTGCCGTGAACGGCGGCGGCACTGGCTACGCTGTGGGTAACACGCTCGCCGTTGTGGGCGGCATCGGTCAGATTACGACAGAGTTGACGGTGGCGACCATTGGCGCTGGCGGCGTTATAACCGGCGTCACAATCACCAACGCGGGGCAGTACAGCACCGCCCCAACTAATCCAGTCAGCGTGACTGGCGGCGCTGGCTCTGCGGCCACATTCAACATCACGTTCGACAACCCGTACAAGTTTTGGGTTCACGAGGTCGGCACGGACGAGATTGACGGCCTGACGCTCAACCCGATACAGTCGTTCTTTGAGACTGCCGACTTGTCTCTGCCCGCCACGTCGCAGATCAACAAGTCGCTGCAAGTGCTGATGCTTGAGCCTGACTTCGTGCAGAGCGGCGACATGACCGTTCAGGTCATGGGCCGTGCGAACGCCCGCGCTCCAGAAGTCAACGGCATCGTCATGACGTTCCCTGATACCCCGCAGACGCCGCAGGAGCAGGTCGTCTTCCTGAAGACACAGCGCCGCGAGCTGCGCTTCCGCTTCGAGAGCAACACCCTCGGTGGTGACTATCAGACTGGTCTTATTCTAGCGCACGTCCAGCCCGGCGATGGGACCACGTTGGGATGATCGACCCTCGCGGAATGACTTGGCAAGACTGGGCCTGTTCAGTTATACTGTCGGTCAACGACGCGTGGGCATTCGGCACGCCTCCCGAGGAGGCCGAGTGGCAAGGCTGGGCGATAGGGCTACTGCGTGCCTCACCATTTACGCAGCAAATTATTCCCGACCCCTATCAGTTCTCTGATTGGCGTGAGTGGGGAATGCGTGTATATCCAATGCTCGAAGGTAAAAGCTCATGAACTACATCCCCGGCTTCAGCAACCATTTGCAGCAGTTTGCCAAAGGTGGCCCTGCGCGCTTCGTCGAGGATAGTTACGACGGTGGGTATGACGCTGTGCCGGTCATGGACACGTACCAACCAGCGGCGGTTGCGCCAGCGGCTGCTATGCCTGCTGCCACTACGCCTGCTGCCACTACGCCTGCTGCCACTACACCTGCCGGGGCTGTAGCGCCATACGACCTCAGTGCTTTGGCTGGCTTGGATTTGAGCGGCCTGTACGGAATGAACTTCGGCACAGACTTTGGCGGCGGCGCTATGGGTGGAATATACCCAGACGATCCGAATACCGAATACATTGCTGCTCCGCTATCTAATAAAGGCAACTTCACTGCGCAATCGGGCAATGCGTTCGTCATGGGAGCTGACCAGCCGGTGCGCCTCGTTGACCTCCGCACCAATCAGGTTGTGTTCGAGGGCACAGGCTATGACGCCGCACGGCAAGCCGTTGCCACAGGACAAAACTTGTCAGACACCCTTGGCCGTAAGGCCCAGTACGTCATCCAGACGGCGGACCCCTCGGGCGCGTATACGACCGTTGCCAACGAGAAGGCGAACAAGAGCACGCTGGGCGAGATTGCTAACGTGGCAGGCACCGTGCTGCCGCTGGCGATGATGGCTATACCGGGCGTCAACGCAGCTTTGCTTGGCACTAAACTTGCCGCAACTACTGCGGGTCAGATTGCTTTAGGGGCGCTCACAGGCGCGGCAAGCTCTGGCCTCAAGGGCCAGAATGTCCTTAAAGGTGCGGCGTTGGGCGGCCTCACTGCCGCCGGAGGCGCGCTAATACCCAAGATACCGGCAATCGGCGATTTAGGCAATTTGGCTAGACCGATTGGTACTGGCATCGGATCAACCGTGGGCAACTTGGCCACAGGCCAAAACCTGCAAAACTCGTTGCTCAGTGGCGCTGCCTCTGGCGCTCTTGCGTACGCAACGCCAAGTATACAAGACGCTATTAAGGGCATAGGCCAAGGGCCTAGTGTTAGCGCTGGAGGCGGTGATACGAGTGTCAGCTATGGCGGCCCGAATGCGGACATCATAGTCAACGCGCCTGCCTTCTCAACGCCAACCATAAAGCTCGGTGGGTTCAAAACGCCCGCGCAAAAGGCTGTAGACGAGCTTGCGAAGACGACAGACCCCACAGCAGCGACGCAGTATGCTGACGATCTCATCAACGTCACTGGACAAGTTCCCGGCGCGTCCACACCAAGCATAAATTTCTCCGGTGACACAACCGGTCTGCCTCCTGTGCGCGCAAGCGGTTTGGACGCTGTAGCAGAGCCAACGCCTGAAGAGATATTAGTTAACGCTCGTGAGACGCTTATCCCTTCGTTAAACGTCGATCTTTCGGCAATACCCACAGGTGGTTTGAGCACCGTAACAGAGCCAACGCTAACGCCTGAAGAGATATTAGTTAACGCTCGTGAGACGTTCACCCCTCCGGTAAACGTCGATCTGCCGACAATACCCACAGGTGGCTTAGATACTGTAACAGAGCCAGAGCTAAAAGAGATATTAGTTAACGCTCGTGAGACGCTTACCCCTTCGCTAAACGTCGATCTTTCGACCGTGCCTACTGGCGCTCTTTCGACAGTAGCAGAGCCGACGCTAACGCCTGAAGAGATATTGGTCAAAGCCCGCGAGACGTTCACCCCTCCCGTAAACGTCGATCTTTCGACAATACCCACAGGTGGTTTGAGCACCGTAACAGAGCCAACGCTAACGCCGGAAGAGATATTAGTTAACGCTCGTGAGACGTTCACCCCTCCGGTAAACGTCGATCTTTCGACAATACCCACAGGTGGTTTGAACACTGTCGTAGCCGACGATACTATTAAGGTTACTGGCCGTAGAACCGAACCCGGCCCTTCCGTAACTGTTGATACCACATCGACTACGCCTCCGGGGGGCGCTGTCGTAGCCGATGATACTATTAAGGTTACTGGCCGCAGAACCGAACCCGGCCCTTCCGTAACTGTTGATACCACACCGGCAGGCGATGACACCAAAAAAGTCGACCCCAAAGAGGAAGAAGAGAAAAAGAAGAAGCTCGGCGTTGAAGAGTATCTGCGCCTCGCAGCTCTTGCCGCTGGCTTAATCGGCGGCGGTGGCGGCAAAGGTCAGACAGGCTATTACGGCGGCGGCGGCTCAGGTCGCCTGAACCCTATATTCTCGGCCAAGCTGCCCGCAGCGGGCGGCCTCGGCTCTATCGGCGCGGCCCGCACAGCGCGCAATATGGGCGACGTAGACTGGCTGACTTACGGCACACGGCCTGAGCTTAGTTTCTTCGACTACGCGCAGCCAGCCAACCCCGCGCCTGTCACAACACCCGTGCCCGGCAACCCCGCTGGCCCAATCATGACAACACCAGCCGCCGGTATGATACCCGGACCTGAGCAAATCCTAACACCTGCGCAACTGGCAGCTCTGGAGAAACAGCGTCTTGACCAATACGCGTACCTAAGCCAATTCACCCCCACAGCAGAAGAACTGGCGCGGAATACTGCACTTTACGGTAACAACGAAGCCGCTGACCCAATCACGACCGCCGACGAACCTCGGCCCATGATGGCCAAGGGTGGCGCATTCGCCGCAAAGCGCGGGGGCCGGTCGCAGCGCACTGAATTTGCAGTCAACGGCCCCGGCACTGGACGCAGCGATGACATCCCTGCGGTGCTGTCCGACGGTGAGTATGTCATCGACGCCGAGACTGTCGCCCTACTGGGCGACGGATCGAGTAAGGCTGGCGCAAAGAAGCTGGACGAACTTCGCGTAAAAATTCGTAAACACAAGGGTCAGAAGTTGGCAAAGGGCCGTTTTAGTGCTAATGCCAAGCGCCCCGAAGCATATCTGTCTGGAGGACGTATTTAATGGCTGATGTTAGCACATTCATGAATGAGGGGACCGCAGCCGCAATCCCACAAGGCTCAGCCCTCACGGACATAACCAAACAGACGGTGATGCCTGATTGGTACACCAACTACGCGATGGACGTTCTGTCGGGGCAGCAGGCTATAGCCAAACGTGACTACGTAAAAGCTCCTATGCCGCGCGTTGCGGACTTCACGGAAGCGCAGAAAAAATCATTCGGTCTAACAGAGACTGCGGCTGGCGCGTACCAGCCGATGCTCAATGCGGCTACCACAGCCACGCAGGGCGCTATGGCAGCGCCGGGAAGCCTCGCCACCTCGCAGCCGTACTTCAATCAGGCCATAAACATGAACGGCGTAACCGCCGCCACACCGGGCCTACAGCAGGGCGCGCAGTATACGGCGCAGAGCACCAACGCTCTCGGTGTGAACATGGCGCAGCCATATCTGCAACAGGCAGGCCAGTCGAGTGTCGCCAACATCGGCCAGTACATGAACCCGTACAATGAGGCCGTCACCAACCGCATCGGCGAGCTGGGCGCACGTAATCTTACGGAGAACCTTCTCCCCGCTATTGAAGGCCGCTACATTCAAGCCGGACAGCTTGGCTACGGCGGACGCGGCGGCTTGGGCGGCACGCCGTCGGGGATGATGACCGAGACGGCGCGAACCCTCCGCGACGTCAACGCCGACATCCTTGCGCAGCAAACCGCAGCGCTCCAATCGGGTTATACACAAGCCGCAGGGCTTGCGGGCACCGATCTTGGTAGGCAAGGACAACTTGCGCAGACGGCGGGCAGCCTCGGCACGCAGCAGCAAGGCGCTTTGGCGCAGGCCGGTCAGCAGATGGCCAACATCGGTCAGACGTACGGCACACTGACAGGCGCGCAACAACGCGCTCTCACAGACATCGGCACGAACGTAGGCACGTTCGCTGGCCAAGACATCTCACGCACGCTTCAGGGCGCGCAGCAGCTTGCTGGCTTGGGCGAGGACGCACAGCGCCTCGGCCTCACTGGCGCGGGCGCGCTGCAACAGGTTGGCGCGCTGCAACAGCAGCAGGGTCAGAAGAACCTCGACGTGGCGTACGCCGACTTCTTGCGTCAGCAGGGCTACGATCAGGATAAGCTCGACCAGATGGTCAAGACGTTCCAAGGTGTCAGCGGTGGCGTTCCGCAGGCGACGACAGAGTACGGCATATCGCCGTCGGGCGTGCAGAACAAATCGACAAGTACGGCGGCGGAGATTGCCGCTGCGGCAGCCGCTGCGGCTGGCATTATTTTCGGGGACAAGAAGCCATGATTGGGGACGATGATATGGATGGAGGCGAAGACGCTGTTGGCGGCCTGTCGATGTACAGCGATCCCAATGTCCAAAAATATATGACCAAGTTTGAAGAACTTGCGAAGCAGCAAACGGACCGCTACGACGCGCTAGAAAAGGCTCTGGCGGAAAAGCGCTACGGCCCGTCGTTCAGCGAGCGTATGTTCCAGTTGTCAGCAGCACTCGCCACACCAACGGCGCAGCGCGGCATCGGCGGCGTCTTAGCTAACGTCACGCCTGTCTTGCAAGCGCAGATGCAGGCCAAACGTGCTGGCGAGATCAGCCGTCGGGAGGCGCTTGAGCAGCTCGAAAGCAACCGGCTCGCCGCGCAAATGGACCTCGCCAAACAGGGCCTATCGACGGCGACTGCTATGGCGAGGCTTGCAAAACAGGGGACTGGCACGGGTCAGACATATGATACAAATAGGGGCATCTTCGTAAACAGGAATAACCCCCGCCCGACAGAAAACACATACGATATCGGAGGCGGACGTACACTCGTACAATGGCAGGACGGCTTCTGGCGCGAGCCTTTGCCCAACGGTGGCTACAAAGTATTCGAGCGCGCAGGCGACAAGTTTAACGAAGTCGGCATTGAAGGAGCACGCTAATGGGCGAGACCATCAAAATTAACCCCAACAAGTTTGGCGGCCCCGGAGCAGGTAAGGCGACCGGTGAGGGGTTTGACCGGACGATCAAGGGCGCTGAAGCAAAAGTTGCAGACGCCCAGCGCCGTGCTGAAACAATCACAAAGCAAACCAACGCGCAGATTGCGCAGGCGACTTCTGCTGACCAGATTGCCAAAGCTCGTGCCGATGCCGAAAAAGCCCGTGTCGACCTCGAAAAAGCGCAGATTGAACTTGAGCGCCTAAAAGCCTCCGCGACCCCTTTGACACAGGATCAGGCCAGATCGGCAAACTTCTACCGCCGCACACTCTCCTCGAACATGAATTTGGACAAGCTCGGTCTTGATCCCGACAGTTTAATTGGGCGGACCAGTTACGACTACGCGCCCGGTTTAACGCAGCTCGCCTCGACCGACAAGCGCAACGCGTACCGCAGCGCCGTGGAAAACTTTATCTCAGCAACGCTACGACTGGAGAGTGGCGCGGCCATCGGAGATGCAGAATTTGAAAGGCAGTACCGTATCTTCTTCCCCCTAAGCGGAGCGGGACCGGAAGAAATCGAACAAAAGCGCAAGGCGCGCGAACTTGCCATCTCTGGTTTTAAGGCGGAAGCTGGTCCGGGCGTACGGCAGGCGGAGCTTGACCTCGCCGCGCAGGGCTATGAAATCGGGGGGTACAACACAAAGCAACAAGCCGCAACCAGCGAGGCCGCCAAAAGCGGCGTAGCCGGTGCCGGTGCCGAAACCACGACGGTTGAAGTTCCCAAGGAGCTTCAGTCGGCGGTGATGGCGTATGTTGACGCCAAGGGCAAAGACATAGATGCTCAAGAATTTAAGGACTTTTTCAACAAAACTGCGGAAAAAATTGGATACCCCAACCGGTTATCCGACGAGGAGGCCAAGCGTAACGCCGACGCCCTTCGGGAAGGCGCTCGCTACGGCGGTGTCACGCCCGGAGACCGCCCGCTGTCAGCCGTAGAGCGCGGCGTTAATGAGTTTTTGCTGTCAACCCCCGGTGCCGTGGCTACTGGGCTGACTAACGCAACCACAATGGGCATTCCAGCGATGCTCAACGAAAACATTGGGCGTTCGCTAGAAGGTGTCCGCGAAGAAAACGGACTGGCGTATGGTATAGGCGAACTCGCCGGTAACCTCCTCATGACCACTGGCGGTGGGGGCCTATTGCGGACGGCGGGTATGTCCGCGCCAAAAGCGGAAGCGTTGTCCGACCTCGGCTACAGCGCCATTACAGGTTATACCGGCGCGGAAGAAGGCGAGCGGGGTGCTGGCGCAGCCACTGATGTGCTCCTTTCCAGTTTGGGTATGGCCGTGCCGAGCGCCGTAAGGCGCACCCTTAAACCAAGCCCTGACGCGGACGTTAAAATTCTGCGTGATGCTGGCGTGCGTCTGACGCCCGCGCAGACCGTTGCCGGTCGTGTAAATCCGATAGAAGAAGCTGCCTCCCGCGCACTTATTCTCGGTGGCGATATGGCCCTCAGTTCGAGACGTCGCGCGTTTAACGACTTCAACACCGCGTACCTTAATTCGGCGGGCAAATACATCGACTTCCAGCTTCCGAACGATATGTCGCCGCACGAGCGGATGAAGGTGATTGGCGAAGCCTTCGACAATCAGTACGACGCCATTCGCGCCCAGATGTCGGTCGCCCCAGACCAAGAGCTGTTGGACGACATCGCCGATCTTCGCTCAGTCATCAATGACGGCAGCACGTTTACGCCCGAAAACGCGAAGCGCTTAGGGAAACTTCTTGACGATCAACTGGTGCGGCGCACGGCCAACCCGATTGGCGGCGACGAGTACAAAAGCCTTCAAAGCCTTTTGAAGAAACGCAAGCGTGAGTTTGCTAAAAACGGCAACCTAGAACTGGCTGACGGCGTCGAAAACATGCAAGCCATCCTCGACAATGCGGCTCGCCGACGCTCCCCTCCGGAAGCGGTTGCGGCTTTGGATAGCGCGGACCGTGGCTTCGCGCTTCTCGCTCAGGCGCAAGAAGCCGCGCGCATGGCGGGCAACAAGCCGGGCGAGTTTTCTCCCGCGCAGATACTAAGCCGTCAACGCGCCCTCGACACGCGCAATCGCTCTCGCTCCTTTGTTGAAGGGGACATGGAGGGCCAGCGCCTTGCCGAAGCTGGCCAGAACATTTTGGGCGATGTGTTGCCCAGTTCCGGTACGGTTGAGCGTCTCGCCGCTGCAAGCGCGGCAGGTGCTGCGGGGTCATTGTTGTCCCCTTGGGCGCTTTTGCCAAATGCCGTGGTTGGTGCGGCCAACGCGCCCGTCGTGCGCGACGTATTGCCCGCGATTATCGCTGGAAAACGGCCAGAGATGCTTGAGGGGCTTGGCGCCCTTATGGAAAAATACAAGGTTCCGTTGCGCTATGCTGGCGCGCAAGCCGGGCGCATGTTCAGCCCCTTCGACCAGACGCCCGAAGATTACGCCACGACGAACATCGAAGACCCGATCAAGGTTACCGCCCGGAGTGGCTACCCGTCGGGCCTCGCCGCCGCAGAGGAAACAGCAGCCGCAGAGGCAGCAGCGGCGGTGCCTATGGAAGGCCCTGTCTTGGTGGATGGCCGCCCAACGGAGGTACGCGGGGACGGACGTCGCTATTTCATAGGCACCAACGAACTTGCTGAGGCAGATACTGACCCCCTCTTGGACCGCAGTGATCCCGCACTCGGCAGGTACCGTGGTGGCCGCGTTCAGGCGTTCCGCAACGGCGGCAGGGCATCCATCGCCGATCTGGCACGACACTACGGCATGCGCCGCTAAGAGGGGTTTACGATGGCTGGTAGCGACACGTTCGAGCTTGAGGTCTATGACGACGAGTTGGGCCGGTACGTGCGCGTGCCTGATCCCTCGTCGAAGAGCCTCTCGGTGCGTAAGCAAAGCCCAAAGGCAACTCAGAAGCGTCGCTTTGAGGCGAAGCGGGCCGAGAGACGTCGTGCCAATGAAGCGGCAATGTCGAACGTAGGCGAACTCGGCAGTGGGATCGCGTCGATACCGGGCCGCGTTGTGAACTACATTAAGTCGTCAACGCCCTCAAGCGTTGGCCGTGACGTCAAGGGCATCGCTAAATCCACGATCGACGCGGCTGTGGAAAATCCAAACGCGTTTATTGAAGACGCCATCGCGTCTATACCCGCAGGTATTCGCGACTTCGGTGATGTGCGCGAGACCGCACGCAAGCTCCGTGCGCAGGGCCGCAAGGACGAGGCAGAGGCGATGGAGGCGATGGCTGGAACCGCCATTCTGTCCGCGCTGCCTATCATTGGGCGGCCCGCAGGGGTCGCCGTCCGTAATGCGATTAAGACCGCAGAGAAGACAGCTATTAAAGGCGCGACTAAAGCCGCGACAAAGGGTGCTGAAAAGAAAGTAGCGGCAACCGCTACGAAAAAGAAGGCAGCCGAACCCGCAAAAAAGAAGGCAAAACCTGTTGTTAAGGGTATCGCAAACCCCATCCACGAAGTCACACTAGAGTTCGGTTCCGATGTTGCCCGCAGGCTTGAAGGCATGATACCGTCAGACGCGCCGCTGGCGGAGTGGCGGGCGGCTGCCCAACGCCTGTCGGGATCTGATATCCCGAACGCAAGTATGGTTGCACCTAGTCCTTATTCCGTACGCCCTGCGGACGTGGCAACAGACCCCCGCATTGAAAGCCGTAAAGGCGAGCTGGGTAAGATCGCCGACCTTGAAGTAGAACTGGCTCCGCGCGTTACCGACCCCGCGCCAGAGGTTAGCATCTTCGATTACGAAGGGTACCCATACATCACGTCTATGTCCGACCTCGCGGCGGCGGGCGACGACATTACCGCGATCAACGATGTAAGGTTCCGCGTTCCGTTTAGCCGCCGTGGCGGCCAAGACTATATGTTCGACAACCCCGGCTCTGTCTGGGCGTCCGAGCGCGGTCCTGCTGAACGGCACGTAGAGCTGGCAGATCAGTTACAGCAAATGACAGGCAAAGACGTTCTGTACATGCCGTGGACGATGGGGCCAAAGGCGGTGAAGTTCTCGCACATGCCGCGCGGCATCCAATACAGCTACGCCGATGCGGCGATGGATGGCGCGGATCGCAACGCACTCGCAGCCGACATTAAAAGCATTCTACCAAACTGGCGTGGGTTTGAAGACCCCGACAGCGCCGAAATGTTCATGACTGTAACCGGAAAGGCGCGCGGCGCTTTGAATTCATTGATGGACAAATACCGTAATCGCGGCGGTCTTGGGGAAGGGGAGGCAATTTACGCCGCGACCGACCTCGACCAGATGAACACTCCGCTGACAACACTTCGTAATGTCGGTATCATCGACCCAAGGTTCGGCGCATCGCCCTCGTCCCACGCGTCCTACAACTACTCGATCCCCGGTCGCGGGGTGGGAAGACTGAAAGAAAACATCGGCGCGCTTGGGCTGTCCCCTGACGTCATGGCGGCGCTCAACTATGAGACCCCGTTTGACTTTCCTGTAGGCGTTCAGCCCGGCACGAAGTCACCTTTGCGCGCCATGCAAATGAAGCCGCAAGGCGGCGTCCTTGACTATGAGACGCTCAGGTTTCTTGAGCGTCTTCTGGAAAAAGATAAGAAGTAGAAAACGCCTCGGCTAAGTCGGGGCGGCCCCGCTCGTCCCGCAGAAACGAACGCACCTCTTCTTCTGTCGTGCGCCTGATGCGCTTAATACGGCACACGGTCTCAAACCAGAGCAGCTCGCGATACATGTCCGTGTCTGGGCAGTTTTCAGGGTCCATTAAGGTGAGCATCAACGTCCGTCTCCTTTGGCTTCGGCCAGCAACGCGGCATAGGCTATGTTATCCTCGGCGCTGTCGGCGTGGTAGTCGCTGCGCGTAAACAGGCGCACCAGTTTGACCTGCTGCATGAACATCCAACCCTCGCTCTCGGTCAGGTCGCGCCCCGTGATGGCGTTGAAGGCCGTCACGATCTTGCCCATTGAACGCTCGCCCTCTGGCTCGTCATAGGTCGTGGATCGGTCGTGCATGTGCGCCGCAGCACGGCCCAACAGTTCGGCGGCCTTTGGCTCTGGCACTTTAACCATTTCGTTAAGTTCCTCATTTATCTCTTTGATAATTTTCATTTCTTCCTCCGAGATTTCATTGCTTCCAGTAACACCTCTTGAATGCTGCGCTTGCTTGACAGGCGCTCCATGACGACCTCGTCCACGGTGTCGCGCGCCAGTATCGGATATATCAACACAGGGCGATCATGCCCCGCTTGCTTCTGCCGCATGGGGCCGATGCGCTCGATGATCTGCATGTGCTCTTCTAAGTTCCAGTTGACCCCGAAGAAGGCGAGGATGTTGCCCCCGTCCGCGAGGTTGAGGCCGTGTCCCGCCGACGCAGGGTGAGCGAATA